TGTTCTGACATATCTTCTAACTTCCCAGTTTTTATTATTTTTCTGTCTATGTATAGCCCTGCTGCTTTACCTCTATTGGCCTCAGCGTTTACAGCAGAAGAGAAAGAGCCTTTCTTCAAAGCAGCTTCTCTGAGTCTTGCAAGTTCTGCTACGTGTCCTTCGTAAGTAACTTCATGTTTTCTAAGTCTTTCTTCTTTTAGTTGTCCTATATGTTTAACAACAAGTGGTGATAATTTTGGATTACATAATTCTGATCCTTCTTGTCTTGCACGTTTTGGTGAGTAGCCTGCAGCCAAAGCTGCTTCTGTTTGAGTCATTGGTCCATCAGGTCCACCGAATACTAAAAACTCGGCGAATCTCATTTGCATTTCTGTAAGTCTTTTTGGTAATCCCATGATTGACAATTTAAGGTAACTATCCTATAAAGTCAATAATGTTTGTTAAACATCTACAGGAATACTTAGATCAATTTACTAATGGAAGAAAAGGCAATGCCATTTCTAATGCTACCATCTACATGCAGATAGGTCATCACTTAGAAGAAATAAAAAGAATTGAAGTGCAAGAGTCAAATATTATTGGACAAGATTCTATTCGTGTTGTATTAAAACCAGAAGATAAAAAAGTAATTATCGCTCCTAAAACCCCAAGTTAGAAAGCCCTAGTTACCTTGAAACCAGAGCGAAAATTATATGCAAAAATTAAAAAATCTATACCTAAAATTTCCTGGATTAGGCTTGAAAACAGTAGCTTACACGGTACTCCCGATCTACTGGGTTGTACTGCTAACGGCCACTTTTTTACACTAGAACTGAAAGTCACAAGAGGTAACAAGGTACGCTTCAGTCCACATCAAATAGCCTTCCATGTGAAGCATCCACACAATACTTTTATCTGCGTTGAGCACCTCGGTTCAGGGTGCGTGAAACTTTACGAAGGGTCCAGGATCCTAGAGCTTGAAGCTTGTGGCTTGAAGCTTGGTGCTTGCTGCTTAGGGCTTGATGCTTGCAGCTTGTGGCTTGAATCTTTGGGAAAATAAACCATAACCTTGAAGGCTCCGGGTCACAGTCCCTCCGGACATTTTATATCTGCAATGGCCTCCAAGGTCTCGGCGGCTCGCATTGAGCAGCTCCATAAGTGGAGCGTTACCTATACCGATTGCTGCAGGATCTCTCGCTGCAGCCCTATATGCGCTGGTCCAAGAACTACGGCCACCTGCTTTTTGTGGATCGATCCCCCGACTGTTTTGAAACAACGCATACCTAATACCGTATCCCATAATATCCTTCATGTCAATGATTATTCTACAGCTTCAAGGCGCTTGCGGCTTGAAGCTTGCTGCTTGGTGCTTGTGGCTTGCTGCTTGTGGCCCTGACCAGGCGCACGCTTATCGCTGCACTCCGTCGAGTCGCTTGTGCTAATGGCCTGATCAGATTTATTACGCTTGCGTAATTCTTTATAATATTTTGGATGTCTAAACATTAGTGTTTACCATATGAAATTGTTTTAATTGAGGCGTCCCAACATTGCCTGCAGTCTCTGCATTCATTGTCTTGTTGAGCTGCTGGGCAGTTCGCGCCAGCTGTCACCACCTCCGAAGAGTTAGGCCACGAATCAGGCGCCCGCTGGTTCACCATGGGCGCGCTAAAACGTATGACTAAATTGTTAGGCTTATAATATAAATAATTTTTGATCCATGCTTCACGAGTCGGTAACCAGTGTCGCTTGTCTGGCGTTTGTCTACATACAGCATAAATTTTGTGTAAGTGTTCGGAGTCCTGAACGTCGCCGCTGTCATGCCATCGGAAGACATCCGGCTTTTTACTGTTGATCAGGTGAGCCATTGCTGTGGTCCATTGCGGGTGCTTTATAGCGGCCAGCCTCCTGTATTGTGCATCCTGAACAACCTTAAACACGTAGCAGCCTTTGAGTGCGTAACAGTCATAACAGACTGAGCCAGGCACAGCTTGCAGCTTGCCGCCTGTCTTGCATTCTTTGGCAGGTAAACCTATCGACCAGCCAGGCATCTTAGAGGGCTTAGACAGCCCTCCGACTATTTCCCACGCTTCACTTGTTTTCACTTTTTATCTTTCTCGTTTAATGCTTTGTTGCATTGGATTATACATTGCAGCAAAAACATTTCAATTCCAAATCGCGGCCATGTCTTTTTTTTACATGCCCGGACTTCCTTCCATCCCTGGCTTAGCATCTTCTTTAATTTTCTTGTTTCAGTCAACTTGTTTTCCAAGTCTTCTATTTCTTTTAAGTTTTGCATTCCTTCATTCATAATTTATCCTTTCGAAATCTATCCTACTATATCCTGGACCTGTTGTCAAGCTTGAAGCTTGCGGCTTGTTGCTTGACCAGTCCCACTGGTTTCGCCTCCAGCGGGTTTATGGACTGATCCCAGATCCATTGCGCTGATAGATTATCTCTAAACGCGTGCGTCACAATGGATCAGGGATCAGTCCCAACCACTTCAGGCAATACCATAAAGGTTTGCTAATCATGGCGGGGAATGTTTAACTGATCCCAGGTCCAATGCCGCCGAGGTTCCCGGCCGGGCTCTCTTGACATTAGACCAGGGATCAGCTGGTCGCCTCTCGTCCCAGGGCTGGACCAGTAATCCCAACTTAATAAATGAGTTAACATTTATGTATGGTCGGCTCGGTGGGTTCCTCGCAATCGCCCACCAACACCTTTGCAAATTGTAACATCGTGCGAGTTAATTTTATTTGCATAAATCCTATATAAACCTTGACAATCCCTTTGTCAAGTGTATATTTCAAATTATGTCAAATAAAAAAGAAAGAGGTATAAATGACTAAAGATAAGAAAATAACACTTAACGCAGAAAAGCGAAAAGTGATTGCTGATCAGTTTCAATCTTTTTACGAAGATAAAGTAAAAGATAAATTGATACAAGCAAAAGAACAATATGATCTTATGCGTGAGAAAGCAAAAGAGAAGATTGAACAAGTTGTAAGGTATCATCAACCACAAGAAGATGTTGATACAATTAGATCAATGATACAAAAATATAATAGAGCAGGTGGTGAGTTGTATCAGGATAATTGTTTTTATGTTCAACAACCAATAACTAAAGTTGATGATGAGGGCAGAGAATATGCCACAACAGATGAAGTTCATGTAAGGTTTGATATGGGCAGAAATTTTGCAAGAGCATATTACCGAGATGAATTAAAAGCAAAAGGTCTTAACCCAGATTTTAATTTATCTATTGAGGGCGACTACAATAAAAGAAATCCAAAATATTACAATGATGAAAGTGCAGTAAATAAATTTTTGGGTTTTAGTACATCTTCAAATGATGACAAGTCTATCACTACACCTAAAGCAAAATGGGAAAATGATTTTCAGCTTTGGACTATTGGTAGTTCTTATTGTCATTCAAGACAATTTAAAGTTGATGAAAACACATTAAACTTTTTTAAGATGTATGTTTCTAGTGCCGACAATGTAATCAAAGAACATGAACAGATGTATTCTTATGTTCATGGCAAAATGAAAACTTTAAGATTAGGTTTGAAATCTTATAGAACATTTGATCAGGCAAAAGCACTTGCAGATAAAATCGGAGTTGTTTTAAATGAAACAATGATGAATGAAAGTTCTAGTTTGGCTCTATCAATTTATAGTCCAGAAAATCTGGCTAGTCTTTTGGAAGATAAAAAAGTTCTTACAAGAGATGAGAAGATTGCGATTGCAAGACAACAACAGGCACAATCTGTCCCTAATCTAGTAAATTAACAGTTGACATATTAGGGACTATCCTTTATAGTCCCTAATATAATTAGAAAGGTATATATGACTAAAACATTTTACATAACTTATTGGGCTTCTAAACATAAGAAGCACATAACAAGACAAGGAAAGCACGACGAGAAAAGCAGATTTGGTGTTGCTAAAAATGGAACACCTTATTATGTTTATTACGATCTAGACGCACATGGTTATAGAACAGCAACAACAAGTTGGAAAGTGAGGCACTAATGAGATTACTATTAATATTATTAGGTGTGGTGTTAGCACAAGTAAGTTTAATTATTGCATTTCATACATCACATTTAGTTGTTTCAATACTATTATTGTTTTTAAGTGTAACAATGATATTTGGGGGGTTGCCACGATATGAATAACTCAACTCAATTTGATTACGATGAAATTAAAAAGGCATGGTTATACTATTGCGATGAACATTTGGAAACTTTTCATTATGGTTTTTATTTACAATTAGAAAAAATTGCTAAGAAGAAAGAGTTTCATAATAGATTAGGATTTTCTCATTCACAGGGCTTTACGACTAAATCTTCTTACAAAATAAAGGATAAATCATGAGTGATTATAATTGGTGTCATGGTCCGAAATGCCATAAAAGACATACAACAACAAGAGTTCGTGGTGTCAAGGGATCTAAAGTTTTAAGGACAATTAAGATTGCAATTAATAAATGGAATGA